ATCAAGGAACTTTCTTCTTAACTCTGAGCCAAGGGTTTTCTTCTTGGCATCAGATGATTCAGGGCTAAGAATATGACCTAACTTGGCATCTCCGCTTCCATAAATGAAGGCGTAGGTTAAATTTTTCACAGCAGATCGTGATACTGGGAACTCAGCAGTGGATACTCGATCAGCGTTTTGCTGATGGATATCACCATTGATTACTACATCAGCGAATGCACCATCGTCATAGGCTGCTAAATATCCACCTAATGCTCTTAGTTCAAGCCCTTCTAGGTCACAACCCACAAGCACATGGCCATCATGAGGTAGGAATAGTTGACGTGCCCACGGTGCAGAAATTACTTGACCAATATTTGGACCCCGGTGACTATTACGTCCGCTGACTGTTGCCAGAGAGCAGCTGTGGTGAATACATCCGTCCTCTTCAATGGAGTTAAACCAGCTATTACTGCCTTCTGAAAGCTGACCCATCCACTTCTGCAATGTGAGTAGTCGGATAAACCAGTCACATTCCTCATAAAGCTGATGCTTATCTTCTGTTAGTGCGATGTCTCGTATTTCAGAGAGTGTGGCCTCATCAACTTTCGGCTTACCTGTTTCAGTGAGCTTGGTAAAACGAGCACCACGGAAGTTTTGCAATGCCCAGGCAATGTGCTGCCTGCTGGTTGGATTGAAATCCAACAGCTTTGTTAGAGGTGCACCAGAGTGGTAGCCCTTCTTTTTGTCAGAGCGTTTTGGTGTGAAAACCTTGCCAGGTACATAGCAATATTTGGAGCTAATTTTTTCTTCAAGATTTTTAGCCTCGCATGCGAGTTCTTCTCGAACCCTTATTGCAGCTTGCATATCAAACTTGAAACCAGATGCTTCTTGCTGGGCCATCAGAGACGCCATTCGCATTTCTAGTTCTACATAATCATTGTTTTTAATCATGAGTTGTCCTCCAAGTTAACTGATTGATCAAGGAATCTTTTGAAATATTCAAGTATTAAAGTAGGGTCATCCATTTCATAGAGGCTATTTATATAGTCATTTGATATAGATGTTTCTAGATATGTCTGAGAATTTATGCATTCATCTATGATCTCGTTCCTTGTTTCTTCACATAATTCATGTAACAGCATAAGTTTCCATCCTGCGCTGCATAAGTTGGTAGAGCTTGTAAGTAACTTGAGTGTCCTGTACGCAATAGGAGAGCATCTCAGGTGTGTATGTTTCCCAAGCTCCACCTTGCTTTGCGAAGGAGCCCTTAAAGCATTTGAGTCGATACCCCCAGGCTTCTAAGGAGTGGCGTCCGTATAGTTTTTGCGGCATACCGTCAGGCCTGCGTTCATAATCTCGATCAATTACGTGTGGGTAGAACAACCTGCTGAGTACCAGCGTGTCTATTAGTTCGCCTTTGAATTCAAAATCAGGGAATTGCTCCTTGATTAGGGGTATATCGAAATTGATTATGTTGTGACCGATAAGGGTATCAGCACGTTCTAATTGCTTAATGCCTTGAATAATTGCGCGTTCAGGTTTGTAGTCAAAGACACTAAAGTTCTCTGCATCATTGACATCACGGGCAACTATGCAGTGAATGGTTGAACCTACACGTAGTAGGCCGGTGCTTTCTAAGTCAAACAGTAGTTGTGTTGTCATCTTCGTCTTGGATATCGGTAACGTCTTGTGGATCAAATTCGTCTGGTTTGAACGGGTCAGTGTTGGTGTAGAGGTCGTCATCAATTTTTTTAGAGCGAGTGTTTTTGTTAACTGTGAAACGTTGATCTTCATCTACAAACATTGGCTCAATAGCCATGCATAGTTCTCTAGCTAAACGAGCAGCTCTTCTGAATTCATCCTTGTAATAAGGCTCCCATTCATGGGCTAGTACCATTATCTTTTTGACACCCATTAAATAACTCTGAAAGACAGAAGCACTAAATGGATAGCGAGTTGAATAGATAACAGAACCTGTTAAAGGTGTGCCACGTTTAGATGCAGTTGCTATCGCGTATGTGAGACAGTCAATTTCGACCTTGGATGCAGTCAAAATACTGCGGCCATCACCAACAATCTCACGATCACGTACAACTACACAACCACCACTTGTAGGATGGCTAGATGCTTTAGCAACAGTTTGTGCAATTTCCATGAAATATTGTTCTTTATTTTTGATGTAGGTTGGATCACCTTTAGGGCTAGTCATATCTCACATATAAGCTTATTTATTACTATATTAGGTAGTGAAAGAGTTATGTGCGACTACATTGATTATGAATTACGGAAACTTCAACAAAAGATTTGATGAAAATGATTGGTACGATCCAGACTCTAGATGGAGACTTGTTGATCCTAAGGGTAAAGAAGGGATAACAGTATTAGGAGAAGAGGCTCCTATTAAATATCCAACTACTGAAAAGATGAAGTATCTAGAGAACAGTATCATCATTGATAGGGAGGCCATGGCAATAGAAGAGCTTGAAGCTAGTAAGAAAGATAATGTCAACAGCCCTACTCATTACAAACAAGGTAAGAGTGAAGCTATTGATATCATCGAAGATGCAATTAAAGGTGCACCTGATCCGACACTTGGATTACTCCACGGTCAGATTTTGAAGTATCTATTGCGCTTATGGCACAAGGATAATTCTAGAGAGGATGCATCAAAGGCTCGTTGGTATTTGAATCGTTTGATCGAAAAGCTCTGATGGATACACAAGGCACCTCATCCAAGCAATTAAAACTAAATGAACTCAGCTTTGTTGTAGAGCCACAAAATCCAGCATCAATACCCTTTAGGCCATTCACTAATAAGATCTTCACAGTTGAAGAAAGGGATGAACTAAAGGAGATCATCAGAGAAGTCTTGAGAGAATTACTCTCCAGTTAGATCTTCCTCCAGCAGATCATTGGCTTCCTTTAGTTTGTTCAGCCACTCCTCCTCTGTCCAGTTGTTTACGCCTAAATCAATTGCACGTTGGTCGTGCTCATCCCATTCAATAGAGAGCGTGTTGGTCTCTTCGTTGTAAGCGACCTCCAGTCTCAACGGTGTTGTCTTCTCTGTCTTCATGATTTAAGCTCCCAATCATTTTTGTCATCATATTTAAAGTACATCCGTCTATTACGGCGGATGATTTGATCTTCTGTGTAGTCCTTTTCCATAACCGTTATGATAGTTAAACAAGAGAAAAGAATCTCTTGTGCTGTGATAAAGGCACCGATAGGTGCCCTAACATCGCTGGAAAAATAGATAATTCCCCCTTATCTCTAAGTTCTCATGTTCTTGAATGTGTGGTAGAAGTTGTTCATAGACTATATCCGTATCGTGTACTAGGTGGGTGAAGTAGACAGAAATACCGTCAGCAAGTTCAGGTTCAAAAGGTACATACCATGCATAAGGGATGAAACATTCCCACGGCTCAAGATCTTGAGAGATCCAACTGTTCAGTTCCTCTAGGCGCTGAGCAGTTTTTATTATGTGAGCTTCCTGTGCTTCTGTGTGCGGCAAGAAACAGAGGTCTTCTCCATACAGCTTCAAAGCGTGTTGCCACATTAATGTTCCATCCTTATGGATGAGACGATATGGATGCACACAAGCACCGGAAGGTAAGTGGTAGAAATATTCTTTCGCAATATGCTTAGACATTAAAGATTACCTTTCTGCTCTTCGTAATATTCAAGATCTTTTTGCCAGTTATCTCCCGCGTACTCGTTGAATATGATTCGACCAATATCACGGAAATAACTATAGAACAGACTAAGCTTATCGATTGATTCCATGGCCACATCAGTAGGTGGGCCATAGACAATTAAGTTCCACGTAGACGGACATACAGGATCAAAGCCTTTAGGAGTAGCTCTTAGCTGCTTGATTCGTTTGAATGGTATGCAGATTGGATAGTCCCAGATAACAGGCGCTGCACGTAGTAGTTCAGAAGCACTGCTAAAGAAGATAAAGCTATTAATGTAACCATTACGGTATTCATTGATAGTTTTATTTAGCCAGATGCGGCTATTACGAACAGCACCTTTAGGGGCTACCCATACGTTGCCGTGCCAGTGTTCTTGGAGTGGATTCACCTCGATAGAGGGTACCGATGTAGCGTTTACTAAAGCCTGTTGTACAGGGTCAGAAGTGGGGTCAAAATCGATTCCGCCCATAACTTCACGAGCCCTTTCTATGATCTGTGGAGTTGGATATAGCGGTAGTTTTAAACCTTCGGTACTGAGTTTATCCGCTAAATTGAGCTGCGAGCGCTCGGAGGCTATCTTGGCTCCCACCTGCCTCAACTGCAAATGTTCTTGTTCCAGCATCACTAAGTAGAGTTATAAGTACATGTGTAGACCAGTCATTTTCATCTACTTTTTCAAGTAGCTGACGTAACATCTTTGTAGTTTCCTCATCTTCCATCTGCTCTGATTGAACAATGTCATGACCAAGGTCATCCCCTGACATAAACGTTGTACTACCATTGACTAGATTAATGACGAGTACTCCAGCACCATGCTTCTCAACACCATTAGTAGCGATATTGATTAGATCGGTAAGGATCAACTCCGCAGTTGCAGTAAGGAATTTCTGCTCCTGTTCCTTATCATCTCCGAATTTATCGGACTTAATAAGTTCTTGTAATAGATCTGTTCGACGTGACATAATTAAATGACTCTCTAATAAGGATAAGTGTTATTTATGATAAATGTGGATATAGCATTTATCAGCACTAGTATGTGCGAAATCTGCACAAGTAGTACAACGTGCAACCCAAGCATCTAGGCCCTGACTGCGGACTTCATCAAGACATTCGCTGAACTCTTCTGATTCCAATACAGGTGGTTCTGATGAAGCACATCCTGTAAGTAATGCAAGTAGCAGTAAAACATACGGCATTAGTATTCATCATCAGTTTCATCGATAGTGTCAGCAGCATCACCGTTATCAACAGGTGCTCTATAAAGCCCTGGTTCATCGGGTTCAGTTTGTGATACATGGCGTCCAGCGAGCATGTCAGTCATTACTGCCACGAAGCGTTCGCCATATTCAGTTTCTGGATTAAGCAGCATTCGAGCACGAGCATCGATATCTTCTGATTCATCTTCCCTGAGTTGTTGTGTTTTCATATGCTCTTCCATTACATACTCTTGGACCTGTTGCTTAAGAGTGTGTAATTGGCAAGCCAGTTCAAAGCTTTCGATATAACTGTCTTGATCGACAAAGACACCGATATTCTGAGGTATTAAATGAAAGGGGTTACAGCAGTACTTCTCACCGCATGTAGTTTTAACTGAGGTGTAGCCGAGATCTCCCCAGCTGAACCACATAGCCACACGTTGTGGGTGGTGCTGAGTTGAAGAGCTGATGCCGTGCCGACGCCAGGCAAATTGAGGCTGCTTGGTACGGTTGTTAATACAGCCATCCCATAACCAGCATTCATCAGGTGCTCCTATATCAACTTGGCTCCAAAATTTTAGAGCCTTAATTCGATTCTTCTTAAGTAAAGAGTCAATATTGAATGAGATCCGGCCTTCTCTTGCTGCTGCAACACATCTCACACATGCTTGATGACTATCAAATCTCATTGAATGAGAAGAGAATCTTCCAAGAGAATGACCTGTATACAGACAGAGTTCACCCTCTTCTGCTGTGTTAGATAATATTAGATTCCGCCGCCCATAAGGGCCGGGTGTTGATGATGGTTTAGCTTCAGCCATTATTTAAAATTCGTTTTCAGGGCGTACATACTCGCCACCTAGAGCTACATATTGCTCAATTTCTGGAAGTGCATCAATCTGTTGATTGATTACATATTCATAACGAGTACTATTCTCATACTTTATACGAATAAGTTGGGACCTGGGGGTGTAATACTCAGG